AAACTACATTTCTATTTATTTGTTGTGAACCTGATGCTGCATAGTACCAGCCTACTTCATTATACAATGAGTTATGATAACCATATGCAATTTGATTGGCATCATAATTAATTCCTAAATTATCCCCTTGAGTTGTAAATACAAAGTCTTCAACTAATGACGGCAGTTGTTTTACCGTACCATCATACATAAAGAATCCACCACCAAATCCCATCCAAAAGACTGCGCCTTGTGCATACACCATTGCATGTTGACCTAAACATCCACAGTTAGAACCTACTTGTCTAATACTAAATGTGAAAGGTGGGCCCACAAACTGAATAGCATAAGCTGCTTGATCCGTGAGCACTAAAATATAATCTTTACCTTGTACGGCTCCAATGATTTCATTTCCTTGGTCCAAGAGAAATGTACCTGCAGTATTGGTTGCAGTAGGTGTCCAAGTGTTAATATCTTCTTGATTAGAAAATCTAATAAACATTTTATTTTGAGTTGAAGGTGAACCTATAGTTTCTTCAGTACCCATTAAAAATAAATGTCTATCTCTATCTGATACAAGACTCATTAAAGATGCAGTTGGTGCACCACTTACAACAGCAGCTCTAGTTTCTAAAGCTCCAGCTGCTCCTGGATTCCATGTATATGTTGCACCATTCTTAACTGTTGCAACAAGTAACTGTCCATAATTATCGAGGCTCCAGGAACCAGGATCGAGTGTAACGTTTGTTACAGAAGATTCTTCTCCCCATTCACCTGATCCCCAACTATCTGTACCCCAACCATAAGCTGGTGTTTGAAAAACTGGACCAATAGTAATGTATGAATTTAATGTTGCAGATCCTTGAGCCGACATTCCTGTGCCAGTTTCATTAGATGGCATAGTAATGGTAAAAGTGTTTCCGGTAGGTGTTGCAATAACTTCAAACACATTTGTTTCAAAATCATTTGTTGTGTATCCTGTTTCACCACCACCAGGTAATGATACAGATTTAAATTTAAAATAATCTCCAACTAATAAACCATGAGATGTTAAGTTAACAGTAACTGTCGCTGAACCTGTTGTTGAATCAAAGGTTGCTCCTGCCTGATCTGCATTAATAGGTGTAATATCATAAAACCCACCTTCATAATAAATAACTAATACTTTAGATGTACCTAGAGCTGCGTATTTTTTACCATCTAAATCTGTCCATGTATGCTGATCTCTAACAGGTCCTGATATAGTGTTATCTACTAGTTGCTGCCAACCGCCTATTTTTTCAGGCTGACCATATCTAAAACGTACATTATCCCCATCTACCCATTGACCTTCTGCTCCGGTCTCTGTAGCTTGTTTGTTAAATCCTGGCTTAAATTGTATTTTCTGAAGCATAGCACCTCATTATATATGCTTTTTATTATTTTGGTAGTATTTTCTTAAACTCCCATTTATCATTATTCCATATTTTTTCTACGCCTTTGGCAAGATTAATAGAGAATATGATCCTATCTTCATTTGTTTCATTTGGCAATGAATAATGTTTTTTATCACAGTTAAATAATAGTATATCACCTTCCTCAACATTTTGTTTCTCACCATCTAAAACAAAATCACCTGACCTTTTAGGTTTTTTAAAGAAATAAACACCGGCCTTACAATCTACATTTTTTAACTTTTCTATTGTAGGAACATGACTGTGCTCTTGTACATAACCACCCTTACCATATTTATTTGCCCATACTTCTAATAGTTTGTAATCTTTACCAGCCATATCAATAAATTCATTTACAATTAAATTGAGTATTTTATTATCATTTATAATTAGATGGTTTGAATATGATGATTGACCATTTACCACACCTTTATATTCAGTAAAGGTCATTTGATTTAAAGAATCAAAAACTTCTACCTCATCTAATATTAATTTTCTTTTAAGAGTCTGTGTCATAATAATTAAAATTAATTACCACTCTAAATTCTTGATCAGTGCAAGAGCTTCCCGTATGCTCTTCTCTAGAGTTAAATATTACCATTTTATTTTCTTCACTATTAACTTTTGATTTTTTAAATTTAGTGTAACCATTGTTAGTGTTCATATAAAGAATAGCTGTTTTTTGTTTAGTATTTTTTTTAATGGGATTAACATCTGTATGAAAGCCATGTTCAATTATTTTATTTGTTTTATATATAAGATTAGCTTTAATTCTAATTAACGCTCTTAGTTTAATTTTATCTAAAATAGGTAAAAGCAAATTATAAAAAGGGCTTGTAATTTGATTTTCTTTATAGAAATTATGTATAAATTGAAATTGATTGTCTCCTGTTTTAACTACTCCTTCTGCAAGAAACCAAGGGAAATAAGATCCTAACATATTTTCTTTAAGTTCTAAAAAATTTTGTTGATCTAAAAAGTTAGGTATGATCTTCATTTTTCAAACTTCTTACAAGAACATCTTGTGGTTCTATTTTTATCCAAGCAATTCCATTTTGATGGGCACTGTTGTCTCTTTTTCTTATATTTAATAAAGTAAATTTACTGGTAGATACTAAATGTTTTAGTTTATCTTTTTCTGGACACAGCTGATACATAGTTTCAGGTATTTTCCCTTTTTGTAAAGTATCTATTAACATGCTTAACATACTATATGCAGGCCAAAAACAAGGAGCACTATCAACAAAGACATTACAGTATTTGTTTACTTTAGGAAAAATATAAGCAAACATATCTAATAAAGCTAAAGGCTCTTTATAAAAATCAAAAAATACAAAATCTAATTTTTTTAGTTTAAGTTTGTTCATATAAATATCTCCAAACTCAAATTTAATTTGTTTACTTATATTTAATTCTTTAATTTTATTTTCTATAAAAGATTTGTAAGTTCCTTCTCTTCCATACCCTTTCCAGTGTTCTCCATTATCAAATGTATATACTTTACCAAAACCATTTTCTTTAAACGCTTGAGCTGCCATAAAAGAAGTACAACCTAAACCCGTTCCAAACTCTATGAAGTTTTTAGGTTTTTTCATTTTTAATAACGAATACATAAATAAAGCTGTTGAGTATGTGTCATACATTTCACCTTCTTTTTCAATATACTCAAATACATTTTTAAAATTACTATTCATATGGTATAATATTAAATGAAATTGATATTCTATCTTTCTTAGACATATTTGCTTCAACTCTATGCTTTAACCAGGATGGAAAAATTAATAATTGACCTGCAACATTATCAAATTTCCAATCAGTAGAATTATATTTGTTAAACTCTGAGCATTGTTCTCTTTGTTCTATATAACAACCAATTTCTGCATCTCTTTCAAAAACTATTGATCCAGAATTTAGTGGGCATACAACATAAAAAACACCAGAAAATAAAGATCTAGGATGAGTATGTGTTACATTATAATCTTTATAATTATTAATGTTTATCCATAAATTACATATCTCTAATTTTTTATTTAATAGATATAGTTTTTTAAACTCATTTGCCACGGTTAATATTTGACTACAAAGTTCTTTTAATATTTGATTGTCTATTTTCATATTCAAACTTTGCCAACCGCCCCTGTTACTAAAATTCCTACCTCCTTTTTTCTTTTCTTGATAACATAGTTTAGTTAATTTTTTTAAATCTACATTTAAAGAGGTTTTTCCAACAGGGTTTGGTAATATTTCATAAACAACAGTTTCTAACATTTGTCTATAAGCTCTTTATTAATCCTTCTTAATTTTGCTACTTTATTACAAAATTCTTCATTTATTTTTAAAACGGTTTCTAATTGAAGTTCTAATGTTTCTATTCTTTCCTTCAATTCTTTGTTTAACATTACTTCAGATTTTTTAACTTCTGTTTCCATGTTAAGTCTACTTTTTAAATCTAAATTTTCTTGTTCTAATTGTTTTAATCTATGTTCCATTTTTATCCTCCTTTATGGTACAAACCTAAACCCAAAGTAGGTCTAGTGTCATATTTGTTTTTTATATTATTTTTATTTTTTTTATTAAAATGTAAAAAAACTTGAATGCATTTATCCCCCTTAAAAGATTCTCTCCAGTGTTCCAATTCACATCCTCTGTAAACCAACATATCACCAGGTGATAAATCAACTTTTATGTTTTTATTTTTTTTATTTTTAATAAAAATAGGCCAAAAATCTCCTGCAATATTTAAAGTAGTAGAAATTTCACAATGTTCCCTGTCTATATGTTTTTCTAAAACATTTCCTTTCACGTATATTCTACAATAACTGTAGTTTTCTATTAAAGAACACCCCACTTCTTTTTCCATTTTTTCTTTAACAATTAATAAAAGAGTGTCTAAACCAGGGTCTCCATAAAGATTATATATTCTTTCATCTGGGACTTGTAAATCACCCCAACTTCCATAATCTTTATTTAAAGGAGATACAGATTTTGTATTAGTTAGAAAAGTAAATATATCTTTTTTTAAACTTATATATTTAGTTAGATAATCTATTAAACTTTTATCTAAAGCTTTTTTAATTACACTGTATCCATTTTCTTTAAAACTCATTTTATTTCTTTAAGTCTTATATTTAAAGCAAAACTAATTCTCTCCTTATCCGATAAATTTTCTTTTACAGAATGTTGTAAATAACTTGGGAACATAACCATCATTGACTCTTCTGGAGTTACTTTCCAACTCATAGAATTTAATGCATGAAGTGCTTCTATTTCAAAATTAAAATAACCACAGCCATGATTTATATATGGATTTTGATAAAAAGTTATATCTCCACAATTTACTGGTGCCTTAACATAAAAAACAATACTAAAATCAGTTCCACTATGAGTGTGCATATGATTTTCATGACCTTTTTTATTTACAGTAAACCATGGTTCTTCAAAAGAAACTTGTACGTCATTTTTAAAATGAAATAATTTTAAATTATCATATACGGTAGGCTGTATAAATTTTACAAATTCTTCTGCTAATTTATTTTTTATTAAAGGTTTAGAATGAAAACCACCTAAATTACTAAACCGTGTTTTTAAGTTTTTTTCTTTTTTTTCTAATTTCTTAACTAAAGTATATAATTTTTTATTTATACTTTTTATTTGTTTTCTTATTTTTACGTCTTGTCCATCACAATCAAATTTTTTTATAAATAATGGAACTCCAAATATGTTTTGCATATGATTCATATGTACCAACCTCCTAATGTATATCTGTCGTTTATTTTAACTTTATTGACCTTATGTAACATATTTCCATTTTTAAACAAGAGCAACTTTCCTGTTTCTGGTTTAATTTTTTTGATACCTATTAACTCTGTTTCTCCTCCTTTATAATTATCATTTAAATAAATAAAAAAACCACATTCATCTCCTTCATCATAATGAGGATCCATATAAGAACCTTTAGGCCAAAATACTATTTCATAATTTGAAAGTATGCATTTATTAAAAAACTTTTTTATATATTTATTTTCAATGGCGTTTAATATTTTTTTAAAATTAGAATAGTTTATATCACTTATTTTTAATGGTTTAGTTCCTGTAATTTTAGAACCATGTATATATGTTTTATTTATATTATCTTTGTAAACATTTATTATTTTTTTACATTCCTCTTTAGATAGAAAATTTTCTTCTTCAAAGTACATTTATTTAAAAGGATACCCTATACACCAGATAACTAAAGAATGTCGAATACCTTGTGTTACTGGTTTAACTCTGTGCCAGACATGAGATGGAAATACAACTATAGATCCTTTCTTTTGTAAAGGTTTGCATTTTAAAATTTTACTAAGAGGTTTTTCAGTTTCAGGATCATAATTCCTTGGGTCAAATTCTAATAAACCTCCTTTATAATTAGTACTATCTGATAAACTTATAATACATGATAACTTTCTTATTTTACCTTTTAAATTTATGTTATCAGAATTATTGGGTTCATGAAAAGTATCACAATGCCACCCATAATGTTGATTTTTTTTATATTCAGTAAATTGTGCAGATTCACACCAGTCCCACTCAAAATTCCATTGAGCAGAAGAATTAGCTATTCTTATAAATGGACAAATTTCATCATAAATAAATTTATCATTCATAAATACTATGTTTGAATTTCTTTTCTTTTTTAAATCTTTAATTTCTTCTTTAGTTAATTTTCTTTTTAAATCAGTATATTTTCCAATATTACCTAAATCTAATTTTCTTTTTTTAGCTAATGCTACAATTTCATCACAAAACTTACTTGGTAAAGCAGATTCAAAAAACCAAAAATGTTCTTTTAAAACCATTAAATTCTCCTTTGTTCTGATCCATGTTTTTTTAACAATGAACCATCTCTTTTACTTACATCATAAAAAAAGGTGATTAAGGTAAGTCTTTCTTCATTATCTTCATTATCAAAATTATCAACTCCATGAGCTTGATATGAATCAAATAAAATCATTCTATTATAAATAGAATTAAAAGAACATGTTTTTGTAAAATTAGAATTGTTATCTTTTAATGCATCTTGATAAATTTTTGAACTAGATGTTTTATTTTCTCTTATATATTTCCATTTAATACCTGTGTTTTTATCCATTCTATAATTAAAAAAATTATTAGTACTAAATAAAGATGTTCCATTGTTTGGGTTTTTGGATAAATAAATAATACAAGTAAATTCTGCTTCATCATCTTTATGAACCCATCCAGGTCCTTTATGATCTTTTGGTTTTATCTTTTGAAAAAATTGTGAACAATTCCATTGTAAGTTTTTATATTCGTTTGGAAATATTGAAGCTATTATTTTTTTAGTTGAATGAAGAAATAATTCATAATGAAGATTTCCAACATGCTCGCATCTTTCTCCAGGCCATTTACCTGTTTCATCTTTTTTGTAAGAAAAAGAATTAGCTACTTCAACAACCTTATCTGGGTTATCAAAAAAATTATCTATACAAACAGTTGGCCAAATCATACTTTATGAGTATGACTTATATCATTTATAAATAGAAAGTCTAGGTTTAAGCTAAATCCCAGCTAGAAGTAGCTGAATTCCAAAGATAATTATTATTATCTGTTCCTGTAGATTTCCAAGTTTGATCATCTTCTGACCACTCTTTAACAGGTAAATAAACATTTTCGTTTACATTTTGAACTGTTGGATACGCAACAGGCGCCTGCCAATCATCGTTAGCATCTAAAACCCATGAAGGATAAGGTTGTGGTGTAATAAACTTGTCTTTTAAAGAGTCGTAAGTATACCCCACACCTGCATATTGTTTTCTAAAATTGTTGTTATAAGACGTTTGTTTCCAAACTCCACCTTTAAATAAAGTTTGACAATAACTTTCACCATCAGGGTGCATATCATTTTCACCTAAAGGTCCAGCTGCTGTTGGAACATCATTTCCAATTACTACAACTTTTTCTACAATATTGTTTTCATCTAATTTTGCAAAATGTGCCATAAATCCTACGTATAAGTTAATGTTCCAGATACTGTAAATGTTGCATATGTATCTGATCCATCGGTTGCTGTTGTATTAGTTCCAGGAGCAACAGTTAGTCTAGGCGCAAGAGTTGTTGGGTATCTTAATACAACTATACCACTTCCTCCAGCTCCACCTAGCTGATATTGCTCATTGGCTCCGCCACCACCGCCTCCAGTGTTAGCCTGTCCTGGTTGACCTGCAGAACCGGGTCTAGAAGAACCGTTTCCGCCTCCGCCTGCTCCGCCTGATCCAGCTTGACGACCTGGCCAATAAACGGCTCCGCCACCGCCTCCTGCTCTTGTTACAGATGATCCTGTAATAGAAGAAGCTGATCCTGCTCCACCTGGGCCACCATTACCTTGCAACGGCGGACCTGTAGGAGTTCCATCTTGTCCAACTTGGTTAGCTCCTCCGCCACCGCCTTGTCCACCTTGAACAGGACTACCACCATTGTTTCCTTCTGGTGGAGTATATCCTCCAGCGTTTCCTGTAGATCCAGAACCTCCAGATCCACCTGGTTCACTATTTTTACCTCCGCCAGAGGCTGCAAAAGTTCCTACACTTGAATCTACTCCAGGAGTTCCATCTCCTGAGTTTCCAGGATTACCTGCAGCTCCGCCACCACCTACAGTGACTGTTGTTACTGCGTCTTTTATAGTTAATTGTGTTCCACCTGGATATGAAGTTCTATAACCGCCTGCGCCTGCGCCACCAGAAAAAATCCAGTTAACACCGCCACCACCTGCAACAATAAGATAGTCGACATCAAAAGCTATTCCACCTTTTCTTTGTCCAAATCCCCCTGCTGATCCTCCTGCAAGTGTACCTATAATTGGCATCTTTCTATATTCCTCCTATTACGCAAACTGCGTTTGAGCTGCTAATACAGTAAATGTAGACGAAGCTGTTTTAATAGCTGTGAATGTATACACATCATTTGATGTTGTATTACCAGCTGAAGGTGCTGATCCACCTTGCCATACTGGAGTTACAACTGAGCCATCTACTTGTACTGTTGTATTATAATATGCTGTTGCACCTTGTTTTGAAATGTATGCAATGGTAACTGATTCACCTGTATCCATAGAAGCATCTAAAGAATTTGAACCATCACCTCTTAAGTTAACTGTAAAGTTTGCAGAAGCTGCTGCAGTATCTAATTGAACTGCTTGAGTGTTTGTGTCAAAGTTTATGTTAGAAGTAAATGTTCCATTAACAGTTACTTTTTCTGCAAGACCATTAATCTTACCATTACCATTTAATGTAACTCTTCCAATTCCTTTTGGAGTTAAATTAAAATCAATGTTTGTATCAGTTCCAACTGCTGCAACATCTGGTGCTGAACCAGTTGCTTGGTTAGTTACATCTAAAAAGTTTACAGCTGAAGCTGTTTTTTGAAATCTAATGTATGGATTATTTGAATCATCTTCAATTGCACCAGCGTCATCAACAATAATGTCATTACCATTTGTATCTAGTATTCCAGATAGTGATGGAGAAATATCATTTGAAACTTTTCCAATGTTTGAATCTGCAACATCAGTTCCATTTACATATACAAGTTTTGCACCTTTATCAGTAGCTGAGAAAGTTACACCTGTTTGACCAGAAACTTTTACCGTTACAGTGAAAGCACCTGATGTGCTGTTTTTAACAATGTAAACTTTATTAGTTACACTTGCTGGAATAGTAACATCAACATTACCTGTGATTGTTCCAGTTAATTCGATAACTGCATTTTTACCATTTGAAGTTGCTGCGTTTGTAAATGCAAGAGTTGCACCTGTTGTTGCATTTAATGCAACTTGTTCAAAACCAGCGATAGCTTGTTGTACAATTACTAAGTTTGTATTTGTAATGTCACCCCATAAACCAGCTTTTTCACCGGTAACCATTAACTCTAGTTTAAGATCTGTTGAATAACTTGATGCCATAATTTTAAATCCTTATATTTTATTTTTACTAAATTTAAGCGGCTGTGTCAATCTCATTCCAAGTGACACTATTTCCGGTGTCGACAATCTGCCAAGATTGTACATTAATGCTTCCTGAAGTTATTGTCAACTGATTTCCAGTTGGTCTAACCTCTGCCGAAGCACCTGCTACTGCACTATTTAAACTAATATTTAACTGTTGTCCAGTAATACTTGCAATAGTTACAGCGTCTAATTCTGCTTGTCCTTGAGCTATTTCTAATGCATTTCCTGTAGTTGTAACATTAGCATCTGCTTCAACTACGGATCCTACAGCAACACTTGCAGATAAACCTATACCTACAACTGTAGCATCTGGACTAGGATCTACTGTTCCTTCAGCTGCTGTTAATTCTTGACCAGTTGGAAAAGCCTTAGTTAATATATCTACATCTGTAATTGAGTTTCCACCCCATTCTGTAGTGCTTGCTCCCCATTCATCTTGACCCCAAGTTTCTCTTACACCTGAAGTTACACCTAAACCTAAATTTGTATTATTAAGTTGAACTTCTTCCCAAATACCTTCTGCGCCCCATTCTTCAACGCCCCATCTATCTCTTCCCCAACCTTGTTCATTATAAACAGTTAAAGAACCTAAACCTGTATTTAATTGTTGACCAGTTACTTCTGCATCAGGAGCAGCGTCTACTGTTCCTTCTGTTATTGTTAGATTAGGTAATGGATTTTGATTTAAGAAAATTTCTGTAGCTGTAGTAATTAATGGATCACCTATAGATATATTTTGTTGTTGACCATTAACATCTATATCAGCTCCTGCTGTAACAGTTCCAACGCCTAAACCAATATTTAAACCAACACCTTGAACTAAAACATCACCAGCAATACCCCAGGCGTTTTCACCCCAAGTTAATCTACCCCAACCAGCATTAATTTCACCAGTTACAGTTTCTTCTGATAAATTTAATGGAATAGCATTTGCGGTACCACCAAAACTTGAAGAACCAAAACTACCTGCATTCCAGGCAATAGGATTCCCACCTATACCCGTAACGGGTACAGTTATATTACCTTGTTCTCCAAAGTTTCCTTGACCCCAAGCAAGAGAGCCCCAAGTATTGGCCATAATAGGAAAGTCCTCCTATTACGCGTTACCAATTCTAAGAATCGCTGCTGAAGTTGTGAAAGCTGGGAACTGAATTGTAAATGTTCCTGAAGTTGCTGTTTTGTCTGCACCAAAATCTAAAACTGCAACTGCCGCATTGGAAGTTGAAGTGTTATAAATTAACGCACCTCTAGCTGTAATTGTAACACCAGTAAAAGATAAATCCGCAAAGTCCACAATTGCAACTCCTGATGCAACTGAAGTACTTGGATTTGGTTTTACTAGAGTTCCTCCACCTGCAGTATACTGACCAGAAGCCGGAACTTCGTTAGTTGTTGTGTAAACTGTAGTAGCAGAGCTTAATGTTGCAGCTGAAGTATACAAAGCAAGTTTAAAAGTATCACCACCAGAAAATTGAAAATCATGTTTTCCTTCTAGCACTTCCTTTTTAAAACTATTTGCAACCGCTTGTGTTATTGCCATTTTTTACTCCTATTATTGTTGTTGTCGAATTCGAGGTGAACCATCTTGATATTCATCTCTTCTTCGTCTACCCATTTGTTCAATTGAGAACCCTTGTGCTGACTCAGCATATCTTTTTTCATAATACTGAATCATGTCCATAGGACCTTTTAAAAAGCCAAAAGCTTCAACTAAACATGCATACAATAAGCCGTTTGGAAATTCCTTACTTAAGTATGTTTGTGTATTACTACTTGATAATCCAGTTGGTTTCAAGATATAATTTATCTGCATGTTATAATTTTGATCTGGTGTTGGAGCCAGTATAATTGTATTTTCATCCCAATAACCATAATATTTAGGAACTCCTTGTACTCCTGTTGGATTATACTCGGATATGAAACTTGTATCTCTGTATTCTAAAAAAGATCTACTTGAATTATCTGCTCCACCTGTAGAATTGGTGATTTGAGCTGATCGAATAATTAAAGTTTCATCATTAATTAAAGGTGTATTTACATATCTTTGACCTGCAACAATATCTGCTTGAGCATATTGTCTATTATTATCAGAATCTATTTCTCTTAAAATTCTTAATTCAGCGTCATTTATAAACCCATCTACAATAGTAGATGTAAATACATTTGAATCTACTTCACAATAATCTCTAATTTTTTGTACTAGTTCTGCGTATGTCATTATGGTGTCAAGGTCACTGGACCAGCAGTCACAGTTATACCTCCTCCTTTTTCTGTTCTTGTAGGTGTAGCACCTAATGAGAACGTGTAATTATTTGTGTCTGTTACTGTTATACTAAATCCATTTGCATTTTCAAATACAGAAAATGCAATTCCTCCAGGAGTACCATCAACATTTCTAAATACAACTAAATCACCTGTTGTTCTTCCATGACTTGGTTCATAAACAGAAACAGTTCCTGATCCTGAAGTTAAACTAAATGGATTTGATTGTAATAAATTTGGTGTAGCAGGTTCTACTCTTGCAGGTCTAGCTTTTGGTAATCCTTGTCCGTCAGCCGTGAATCGTCTTGGCTCTAACTGTGGATGCTTAGGCTCGAATTCTGAATAATGGACAAAGGCTCCATTCCATTCAGTAACCATTTCAGAATATGGAAATGCTTGACCACTTCTATCTGATATTGCCTGTGCGTATTTTCCTCTAGATAAATTAGACATTTGGATAATAAGTTTTTGGGGTTATGTATGCACTTGAAGAAGAACCATCTTCTTGTAAAGCTCTTTGTAATTCATCTTCATAAAGCATTTTTAATTCTTGGATTCTTTGTGGCGCTTTTTTAATAGCCAAATAATAAGCAAGGCCCGCACACATACAAGGAACGAACCTATAAGGTACATCGGTTGCGTTTGTATAAATTCCAGCATCTTGTATCCTTTTGACATAATAATAGTTAATTGTATTACCTGCTTCACTTGAGCCTGGAGTAAGATATAAAGTTATTGTAACTCTGTCTATAAATCTTTGTACAAAATATTGTACAGGTTGTCCTTCAGATGATTTATTAGATAAAGCTTGATAAGCTGATCTATTAATTTTTGTTAAAGGTGTATCTATAGAAGATGCATTCCTATAAGAGCACTCCAATATATCATCAACGCCATATACACTAGTGGCGTCAGAAGTGCCATCACCGGGCGAACGATACATTGTATAAGTTGCTTGACCATCTACTAAAGTTATTGAGTTATTTGCAACTTCCCAATAGTGCAAACCTCGGTTTGCCCACTCTTGAAATAGAATGTTTAAGGAACGTCGCGCCGTTTTAATATCATAACCTGCATTTGGCTGCAAGCCAATTCTTTCATAAGACTCTTCAATTATTTCATCAATTGCAAAGTTCTTATCAAAGACGTATGTACCGGAAGTAGTGTTAGCCATCTAACCCCCTATGCTCTTAAGTTCGGCCCTGAATATTTATCTGTTAATAAAGTTACAGCTGAAATAGTTGTGAATGTTGAAACAAATATTCCTTTTGGAAATAAAATTCCATCTTCTGGGAATGAAAAGTTAATTACATCTCCAGCTGGACAATCTGCAGTAAATAAAGCTTCACCTGCTTGTGAAGTTGTAGTCAAAGTTACTTTGCCTGCATTTGTTGTGTCACTGTTAGATACAATAATACCTCTTAATCTAACTGGGGGCGCAACAATAGCAGTGGTTGTAGCAGCTTCAAATCTAGTTGCTTGTATATCGCCTTTACTTGCCATAATTTTCTCCTATTAAAATTGTGTGGGCCCGAAGGCCCACATTAATTATTTATTAAGCTGCAAATGCAAACGCACCAGTAACAGCTGCTGCTGCACCAGTAAACTCAGTTGCAATGTGCCATACACCATCTTCAAAACACATGAA